TAACAATGGATTGAACAAAATTAAGGCCATTCACGTTCGCCACAACGAATGTTCCACGGCCAGTAACCACATCTGCGCCAGTATTAGTGATAACCTGCGATTCATCAGTCGGTGCCGTAAAGACGTAAAAATGCCCATTCGCTGACATTAAAACATAATGGTTACCAAAATTATCGACAAAATCATAAATATGGGAATTGGGTTGAGCATAGGCGCTCACGTCCAATAATAGAGACGTACCCTTGCGCTTTTTAACCAGCCCTGTGGTGCCGACTTCGCAATTTTCGAGGGATTGAGCGGCCGTAAGATATTCATTAACGTCAGTACGTTTCCACGTAGTAGCGTCTACTTCGCCAGTATTGAATATCGTCAGGCGCGTCATTTTGTCTGACATAGGGCATCCTTGCTCTATACAAAAGTGATTCGGTCAAAATCATTATATGGAGTCGTCTGAACCGATCTCTCCATATCATTCTGAAGTATAGCCTTTGTACGCGCTGCTTCATATTCTTTGTATAGATATTCGGACAGTTTGATATTGTTGGTAAGGGTAGGACAGCACTTCGCCGCCGCATATAGGACTAATTGCCTCGCGACCAATGGCGTCCAATTTTCAAAGGGAACATCATTTGCAATGTAGTAATACTGAACAGGTAGCGTGTTTGCGAGCAACATTCCGTCAATAATGGCATAGATAGGCCATTGCGCCCCAGTCGTTGCCCATTGAAAAAACTTCCCATAATTGCCAGGAAGCTGATAAGAATAAACATAGTCCGGTGAAAAATTAGTCGTTTCAGGTGAATAGTTCGCCACATAAACAACCGCAAAATTCCAGTTATAGTCGAGCAAAACTTCCTGATAAAGCTCAAGGATTTTATTCGATACCACAATAGATTGGGGGCTGTCATTCACCGTCTCAACGGGTAGCCGCCCCAATTCTGCAAGTGCGCGATTCGTTAGGTCTAGTAATGATGGCATTACTCCCTCCAAAAAGAGGGGGGCATGACAAGCCCCCTAACCTAATTAAAGCACGACGAATGCAATAACAACCGTACCATTCAATGCTGCTGCTGCAATACCATTATTGAAGATCGAGAATGTAATGGTTCCTGCTGTACAGACCGCACTTACCGAGACGCCAAGCGTGGTATTGGTGCCACCAGCCAGTGAGCAAACGCAGACAGAGTTAGCATTGACATAAGAGTTAGTCAGCACTTGCGCTGTTGCGGAACTTCCGCTAGCTGTGGTTAATGATGCAGTAGTTACTACACCCGCTTGAGCATTAAGGGTTGCCGCATTCGTTGAGAATGTTGCCGTTCCTTTGACTAAGGATATTTCACCCGTCATCTGGCCGCCCGCTAATGGCAGATAAGCACTCCCTTGTTCAGCACCAGGCGTTGCAATGTAATTCACAACCGATACACCAGGGTCAGCACTTGCTAGAATTGTTAATGTTCCAGCCGATGGCGTTACCTTATAAATAGATGAAGTATTTGCTTCGGATGAGAACCCGGCAATAACAACACTGGATGCTGTAATAGTTGCATCAGTAATTGTAATTGTTGCCGAACCACCAGCATTAGAATATTGCGCTCCATATAAACCCAATGTAGTTAATGCACTGGATGGCGTCACAGCACTATATGCAATGACTGAAGCTCCAGGTGCCGTATTAAATACAATCGTCAATGTACCTGCGGTTGCTGCGGCTGTGAGTACGTAAGATGCGTTGGTTTGACTAACGCAATTTACGTTCACAACACTGCTTGCTGTAATTAACGGATTGGAAATAACAACGGTGGCTGAAGCACCCGCGACAGAGGCTTTAGCTGCTACCACACCCGCATTTTGCAATGCGACTGAAGGTAGAATAGAAATATATTCCAACGTATAAGCACCAGGCGCGGCTGAGGCTGTAATTGCCAAAGTTCCATTACCAGGTGTTACAGTTTCTATTCTTGCCGAGGTTACGCTCAATTGGAATCGAGCAAACACTACACTGTTAGGTGTAATGGACGGGTCATTAATAGTAAATGAAGCGGATGCGCTGCTACCCACTAAAACTGAAGATTCAACACCATAAGCGCCAATATTAGGTACTACCGCCGATCTAGGTATTAAATTCCAATTCCCCAAGGTAGGGTCATATTGAACAGTAAAGCTTGCAAATATAGCCGCCTCGCCTGTGTTTAAAGGGAAGGTACTTGCATCCAAATAGTTAACATCAAAAATGTCATTAGCCTTAATCTTTTTGGCAATGTCATTAAGATACCCTGCGGCTGTTATTGTCGCAAAGGAATCTGGTGTGGCACCTAAGAAGCGGCAAGGTGCCGTTCCATTTAAGGTGCCGTCAATCAGTGCTAAAGATGAAAAATTACTCATGCTATAATCCTCCGTGATTAGTTAGCTACAAATGGGTTGTTAACGGTGATTAGAGCTATACCGTTCGCCTGGATGACCTGAGCGCCAGAGGTCATTACTGTCAGTAATTCCCATCTGTCATTCTGCGGAACCCAAGTGATTGAGGTAGACACATCACGGTTGAATATCTGCACCATAGCTTCTTTATTAACTAAAGGTGTTAGATAGGTGTTAGTTCCGCCGCTACTCGTGAAAGGAATGGTGTTGATACCATTGCTGCCCAGAGTACGGATATCCACGCCTAAATAGGAAACTAACTGGTTATCAACCAAGGGGCGTCTATCGTTATAGAACAGACTCACAACGCGATCATCGTTCAACATGGATTGCTTGGTAATAGCTGCAAGCCAAAGTGAGCAAGCATGATTCATCACGTCAACGCCTTGATCTTCAAGGTAGGAGAGCGCTTGAGCTAGTTTGCCTTCGTTCATACCTGAGTTAACGCCAACGGTAGCACCCACTGTAAAGAGGCTGCTAAAGCCAGAATAGGTAAATAACGAATTGATCTTGATATAGTCGCACATACGGCCTGCGGCTTTCGCGTGCAGCTTCGCATGGTCAACGATCTTGTCGTAAGCGAATAAGGTTTTTTCCCCGCCACCAATGACAGTTTTCAACGCATAGTTGAAAGGCACGATCATTACGTTGGTTGGGTTAACAGGTGTCACAGGAATATCGACTGGCGCGTAAGTCTGTTGCTCCATTTCGATAATATCGGACACAGGTACGTTCGTGGCATCACCAGTGGTGCCGTGACGTTCCTCGATAGTATTCATTAAAAATTGATGGTTCTGAAACTTGATTGTAACTTCGGTATCGAATAATTGTGACGCCGTGTTTAAATTGATTTGATTAGTCATCCTGACCGCCCCCAAATAGTTCAAAAATGCTCCACATGTTCTATGTGGAACGTCATTGATTAACTATCAGGTTATGATCGGATGATCGGCTGATATTACTCGTGATCTTAAGTCAAGGTTATCGCGTAAGCGGGCTTTCGTTAAGATGATTAATATTACAGCTAATTATTTGTCGGCGTCAACTATTCCTCTAATACCCGCCTAACTTTAAAAGGTACTTTTAAAGTTAGGCGGGTATTAGATGCGTCAGCTAGCTCGCGCGTTCCTGTGCCGCTTGCGCTGCAATAAGATTGAGGTAATGCTGTCTCGCCTTCATGTCGCCCTTGTTCTTTTCCTTGGCTGCATAAGCTTTGTTCACATCATCCTGGGTCACGGTATAACCGCCTGCGCCGACACTTCCTATTCCTGGCACTTTGTTGCTCAATAATTGATCTCGATGATTCAGCGCCGCTTGCCGCGCTTCCTTGTTCACGATGAAAGTTCGCACCATGTTCTCAGCAATTTCCTTAGGATAATTTTTATTCACGTAGTCTTGCAGGATATTTATTGTCTGCTCACCCACTTCCTTTTTTGCCTGCTCGAATGCGGCCTTATGGCTTTCCACCCTGGACTTATCACCACGCAGAAACTTCTCATACTGCGGTTGAGTCATGCCCGCTTCCTTCGCCCGCGCCTGAAGGTCAGCCACCCGCGTTGCTTCAATCTCAACATCGTTTGGATTCATGTAAGTGTCAGGCACCTTGGTGGCCGCCTCTACTTGCTTTTTGAGAGTTTCATTTTCCTGAAAGGTAGGAAGGGAACTTTTGTACCCTGCTTCTAGTTCCTCTACCGTTTTGAATTTGCCTGCATATAGTTTAGGTTCACCTTCATTCTGATTCTGGTTTGGAGTTTCCGTCATTGTTATATTCCTTTATTTGTTGTTGAACTTTTAAAATAGCGCGGTGTACATCCCTAAACACCGAACGCCTCCCATCATAGAACGCAAATCCTACCCCACCGAATTCCTTTTCGGTAGGCTCATCCATGTAGGTTTCCAGCATCATCCGGTCTTTGCATTTTCGTCCTAACTCGTTAACTTCAAACAGCACGTAGAGATCATGCTCTGCTTGAGTAATTTTTTTAGCATTCAATAAATTGTCGATCATATTGTCACGCCTTGCTGTTCAGGTAATTTAACAGGGCTTGCGGCGGTTGAAGGCTTAGGCGGCGGCAATTGCTGATTCTGTTGCGCTTGTGCCATATTCTGTAAGAAGCTCCGCAGCTCTTGATCGGATGCAAATAACTTCCTTGGCAAATTTAATTTGCTCGTCAGGAAATTATTTATCTCAAAAATATTTGCGGATGCTAACGCCGCACCCTGACCAAAGAATTGCTGCTTGATCTGCATGTTTGTAATGAAATGGTTTAAGTCTTGCTGATTTTGAATGTCATACAAGGGTGATACGTAGTCAAACTTTAATTTTCTCGTCGAAAATCCTGGAATGCTCTGGCGCTTTTTCACCAGCAATCCACGCTCATTTAATATTTTTGCAGCCACATCGTAAATTTGTTTGGGCTGTTCGTTAATCAATCTGCTAATATCGGTAGCGCTTGTGCGTTGCGCCCTATTCTCTCGGATTGAAATTTCAGTGGCGCTCCGCACTGGTGTCTGAATCTCACCCAATGGGTCAACCTGAAATCCTTTTTGTATCGCATCTTGCAGGTGCATAATGTGTTGCAACACATCTGGATAAGTCGGCATCTCAAGCGCTTCCAAGGGATTACGCCCTTGAGGATTACGCGCAATCATGGCACCCGCCCATTGTCTTACAGAGTAAGGATTGAAGTAAGAACCCGCATCATAGAACATTGGCGGGTTAGCTTTGAATGCCATATTCTGGCGACTGTACGATACCATTAAGTTAACATCTTTGATCGTCGGCAACATATCAGTGCCAATGCCGCGCCCTTCCGCTTCACCCGGACGCACTCGATCACGGTAAACTATAATTTGCTGATAGGTACTTTCTCGATCAAAAAGTAATTTCTCTGGGTCATCATCCAACACAGCATAAATGTAAAAGCTATCTTCACTATATTTTATCTGTCCGAAGTTGACCGTAAATATTTCGTCTGGCTCTTCTAGTAATGCCGCTCTTTTTGAACCTTGATAGTTCGGATAGTTTTCCATGATAGATCGCGCTGTCATTTTCTGCGCGAACCAACATGTATTTATAACATCATCAGTACTATACTCAATATAGAGAGCAACAGCAGGAATGCTTCTAAAATACAAAGGCACTTCGTCGGACTGGCTTTCAACCCAGATTGCACCAGTGCCCCCAACCAAATCGAGATTTGAGCTACTGACAACACGACTAAGATTTGACTCGTTAAGGTAAAAGAAAATACGGTCATTGATTTCATCCATTGTAGATTGAGCGTTATTGATTAATTCTTGAGAATATAAGTGAGGGTCAAGGACTAGCTTTCCCCATATTCGATCTTTTGGCAGCAACAACCCATGCAAATCGTTGGCACGTTGATAAGCAGCAAGCATAGCAGTGTTATCCCAAACTTGCTGTGTAACAGGCTTGCCATCATCTCGATAATTAAATTTAACATTAAAGGCATCACGGTCAGGGATGACATAAAAATATAAATCCTTATACAGCGCAAGCCAACGGTCTTTATACTGACGGGCTTCCCAGAATCGACGGTACAGCTTTTGTAAATCTTCCATGAATTGCCATCCTTAGCAATGCTAATCAACGCTATACGAAACTTCCGCCACGTCCGGGTGGCAACGGGCTTGCATAATTCGGCGTCCATTGTTGGCCGCCTTGACCCTTAATGATATCAAGCCTGGTACGGTAAAGATTCTGTTTTTTTGTCTCTAGCTCAAGCGCGTTGCCTCTTATCTCACGGTCAATCCTTTCCTCTGGGCTATTGCCAGCAGAATATGTTGGATTACTTTCGTTCTCAGGTGATACGCTATAATCACTTCCTAGAAATCCCATGACTTCGCCTCCAATGCGATATTATTTCGTAGTTCCGTCCTTTCCTATACTTTAGCAATTTATAATACAGGTGGATAGGATTGAACGTAAAGCCTATATCAATCCCCGCCGCATAGCGACATATCTCATTGCATGAGCGCACCCACCAGGGCGACCACATAAATTTAGCACGTTCTTTTATGCAGACTGTAACAATAGCGGTCACTTCTTTGATAATTGGCAAACTCTTTAGCAGAGTGTCGCCACCCTTGCAATGAATGGCTCGATTTAATAACCCCGTCCGGTCAAAATCAAGCATGACCCAATCGCGGCCATCGCAGGTGATAATGTTGCAATGCTTGAACTCGTCACTAAAGGCTAGGCGCGATTGTACGCCACTTGCGACATTGTAGAATATAAATACAGCGAGTAGTTTAAATGGTGCAGGTTTTTCTATTTCCATTTACCATCCGTGGTAATTTCATAATCATGATTGCGGAATCGCTAAGTTATTTTCGATCATGTATATCATCATCTTTGCCCGCGCATCCGCTTCAGTATTTTCACCGTCCACATAGTCTAGTAATTCTTTAGGAATGTCGAAAATATATAATTTTTCCCATTGAAGATACTCCCCAAGCCCTGCGACAGAGAAAGCCGACCAACTATCTTTTTCTTCAATATTGCAAGCAAATCTATTGCCTAACTTATATTCATATAAAATTTCTTTTAAAGTACCATCTTCATTTAAAATATATTTAAAAGGAATCTTCAGCCATTCGACTATTGCCTCTTGCTTTACTCCAAGGTCTTTTAACCTCTTAGCAAGCTCTAATGAACAGACTTGATCTTCTAGTTTCATAAATTAGAACCAATGAAAGCCATGCGCCATGACTGCTAATAATGCCGCTAATGCGCTTATCGTCCATACAAAATTAGACCACATTCTATTATTAACATCTTTAAATCCTGATTTAATATCAGCATCCAATGTCGTTAATCTATTTTCAATTCTCGCCAAGGAATCTAAGATATGTGCGCTAGTATTTTCCAGTACCGCAATTCGTTCATCGTTACTCATTCCGCCACCTCTCTTTTGTATTGCCATATTTTATTATCCTTAAAAGTCAAAGCTAATCCCACATCCTGCAAACGGTAAAAACTCCGTCGAATGTTTGCTCCGAGAATATACTTGATAGTGCAGATAGTCTACCTCAAAGCTGCGCTCAGTTTTAGCGCCAAGCACACCCATGAAACAGCCAAAGGTGCGGGCTTCGCATTGGGCGGTAAAGAGCAGTAATATCAATAATAATTTTTTCATAAGGCGCTCCAATTAAATGCCAGTATCGAGCAGGGTACTGGCAACCCCCTCAGGGTCAGACAGGGAACTTGCTCAATCTTCCCCCTACCTGAAATTTAGGCAATCGGCCGGAATTGCACCGGCTAGTTATTTCAACGCTCTCTTAAGACATTGGCCTATGCCGAGAGTTAACCACTGAGCGACTTGGTGTGCGCTTCACTGTCAGCGCCGCGATTGCCATAAACTGGTGGCCTATTTTCCCATGTGTATCAACGGCATTTTACAATCAGCCTCCACCAGCGCCGGTCACAGCCAAAATTATTATTGCCTGTCACATAGTATCGTCGGCCATAAAATAAGAGGGAATCAACCACTTCGCCGATGGCTTCCACCTACTGGAACTCTTTATCAGAGTGTAGGCTGACTGTACCTGATTCCCATAAACTGGTGGCCTATTTTCGCCTTCGCGCATCCCAGCCTTAGCTGTGCGTTTAACCAGCTATCGTCAGCCATTATCTAAAAGTATTTCCACACCTTATATCATTTTTCATAACGATTTGCCCCGCACATTCCAGACGTTGCTCAAGGTCGCTAATCTTCCCAAAGCATGATGCAAGAAAAGTGCAGTCGGTCAATGCTCGGTGCGCGTTAACATAGTTTACACCCATTGCGCTACAAATGTCCTCAAGCCGATTCCTAAATAATTGCACAGGCCATTCAAAATCTCGCTTTGTACAAATCCATTTCCTTTCGCGAAACTTACTATCTAATGGGTAGGTATTGAGAAATTTCTCATCAAAGTGAGCATTGTGCGCCACGAGAAAGCTAGCATGGTCGGCCATCTCATAGAGGAAATGGACAGCCGCCAATGTACCCATGTTACACCGTGTCCACTCTGCATCAATGTGGTTGATATGCTGGACTGGGTTTTCATCACAGGGAAGAAAGGTTGAGAGAGTTTGCAATATCTGCTTATGCTTCACATTATAGAGCAATGCGCCTATCTCAATTAGCTTAGCACCTTTTTGCGGTTCAAGGCCGGATGTTTCGGTGTCGATTATTAATATATTTTCAATTACCATAATATAATTCTATCCGTTAGCTGCAATAAATCATGCAGCAAAAATGCGCCTTCCCAAAGACAAATTATTATCAATACGAGAACAAATAATTTTACTGCATAAGCGCAGCCTATCCCTATACTATCAAGTCTATCTCTCATAAATATTTCCCTAAAATATTCTGTACTTCGTTCATGCGCCGAGTCCAGGTCACATTGCTCTTGTTGATTTCATCCCGTAGCACATCATCAATCTCAATCATGATCTGCTCGCGCTTCTCGTGAGCCTTGGTGCTATTAATAATATTGAGTGACATTCGATATTCTTTGAGATAAGCCTTACGCAAAGACTCTAGGCGCTTTTCGAGTTTGTCTAATTGGTCGCAGCATAGGCCGCCGAAGTCGTAGTCCATTGTTTGTTACTCCTTAAAATATTTGTCGAATTTTGTATATCACCTCTGGATGCAATTCTAGCAATTTATTATTAAATTCCTTCAGATAATCAATTGCTATTTTCATATCCGTGAAAATGTCACGTTTATATTTTGCGCTATTATCTTCGGGTACACTCTGTGCCATACAATCATTTCCAGTTCGTCCTAACATTTCATACCTCCATTCTTTAGTTAATTTCACTTCTTAGCCTTCTTTTTTTTACGCTTAGACTTTCCAGCCTTAGACAACGCAATGGCTACCGCTTGCATTTGAGGCTTTCCCGCAGCCATTTCAGTGCGTATGTTGGAACTAACAACCTTTTTCGATTTCCCTTTCTTCAGTGGCATTATTGCAATATTCCTTTTAGTTTAGTTTTTAATTCCTTGAGTTCACTTTCTTTTATAGCCAAAGTTGACTCAAGTTTTTCAATCTTCTTTAACGCTTTAGTAGCGGGGTCAAAGAAATTTAACAAATATGTAATAAATTTTTCTATCTCATAAAAACGAGTAGTCATATCGTTTATTTTATGTAATTGATCTCGTAATTCCCTATTATGCACAAGAATATTATTCATACTTATACAATAGTTATTATAGTTATTAGCTATTGCTTCAAAAGCAAACATTCTTTGATCTAATTTAACCACATAAGCTTGTAATTCTTGTAGTGTTAGTCCGCTCAATTCAATAACCCCTTGCTCACCATGTCATCAATATCAATCACCACTTGCTTATACTCGATAAATAAATTTCGATAACTCAGCATGTGATTATCAAGCCTTGCCTCAACTTCAAGCGTGTATTCTTTGTCCTCGTACTTGAATTCACCTTTGTATTGCCACCATTGATCGGAATTGCGCTTGCGGTCAAGGTACTCGAATATCTTACGTATGATTTCCCGCTTTATCGGTGCCATATCTTTGATACGTTCGAACTTGATTTTACCTTGGCTATTCATTTATTAAATCTCATACATAACTGTTTCAATCGCTCAATTTCTTTATCCTTAAGAGACAATACATACGCTTGATTATCTATTTTTTGGTGGTAGCTTGAGATAGCCTTTTCCAATTGGTCGATACGCATATTTTTTTCTTCAATCAACTTTTCTTTTTTTTGCACATCCTCTATCAATCCATAGTAACTTGGCATTGTCATAACAACACTTGAGGACTTATCAACTATTTTAGGTGCCAATAAATTATGTATGTGATTTTCAAGCCCACATATTCGATCAATTGCATTCTGTGGGTCAAACCGCCATTTAAAACCGTCTGGTGTTGTTTGTATTCCTGATTCAAGCTTTTCTATTCGCGTTAGTATGTCAGCAATCCTTCCGGCATCGTAATTATTCATGAGCATAGCTCCTTAATGTTCATAATGATGACAAACTCTTTTTAATTGATTCAGATACTAGATGCGCCATATCATGTTTTAATTTATCAATCTCACCTTGTTTACGTTCTACCATTTCAGCTAAATTTCTTATGCGACTTTCCAATAAAGCAATCTTAGTATCTCTTCTAGCAATTATATCCAGCAATGCTTGATACGAATGTGGAGTTTTCACATCTTGAACGCTTTTTCTTAATTCGCTTATCCGTCTAGCGTGGGCATCCATTTCTGCATAGAGAAAATCAAACTTCCCGTATATATCCTTTAATATTTCTTCATTCATGGTTTAAACCCTTCCGCAGTGTTTATAAAATCCATCACTTTTTTCCCCTTGCCTCGTCTTATCGTTTCCAAGGGGGTTAAACCACTGAACGCATTGTTCTCTGTTTGAAACCATAGCCACGTTCTCGCAATACTACCATTAAAATACGCCCTTACTTTATCAAAGTAAGCTTGCGGTATTTTCATGCCGCTTCGGGTGCAGGTGCGGGTGCTGTGTTAGCTGGCGCTTGTACTACCATTTGCATATTCTGAAACGGTGTATTTTCAATGGCTGAACGATACCATAGAAAGCCTGTATCAAAGAATTTAAACGCTTCAGCTTGTCCAGGTTTGAAGCATGGATAGTTTGCGATTTTACTAACAAACTCCATATAGTGCTTATGCAAGTGATCGGTCATGGCCTTCTTAATGGCTTCAAACTGTGCCATCTGCTCGGGTGTGACGGGTTGTGGTACTGGATTAACTTGGGCGGTATCTGTAGGTGCTTGTGCTGCTGGTTCTTCATTTACAACGGGTGACTCGAAATTTCCATCTGTCATGCTTACTACTCCATAGGTTAATAAAACAAATTTATTTCTTTTTACGTACACTTAGTTTTTTTAAAGTCTTTGCTAATCTCGCACGCTTGCCTAGCTTGCCGCCTTTCTTGGCTGCAGCACTAAGCTTTTTAGCGGGTATTTTCTCGCCTTTTTTAACGTGAAGGGATTTTCTAAGGCTTCCCGGCTTTTTGATCGCTGACGCTATCCAATTCCCTGCCATGATTCATTGCTCCTTGCAATGGTCTATCTTGCATACGGTTGAAATCTTCTCTCAATTTAATATACATTTCAAGTAATTCTTTGTACTCAAAGCCATCCATTGCAAAATCTTCTCTGCAAACTTTAGAAAGCCACCACGTTATAAATTTTGCTTTGCGTGGATTTTTCGCTGCAATCTCGACCATATCCATTATGACTATAGCTTGGGTATATTTTAGTTTGCACGAAAATTGAGCAACATCTGAGTCAATACAATTTACTCTATCCTCTTCCCCTGTTCTTATCCAATCACGAAAAGTTTGTCGCGGGATATGGTTAAGGTCAGCAATCTGTCCTATAGAACCCTTTGCTTTTTTTACTGACGCGATAATGTCGTCAAGCTTCACGATATCAAAAGAAAATTTACGCCCTACTTTCATGCTTGCAAGTCCTTTGCAGGTTAAAAGTTAATCATACGCTCCATAAATAAATTTGTAAATAGTTTACATTAGTTGACATTGGTTTACATTATGTGTTATGATTGGCATGTTATCAATTAGTGATGAGGAAATAAAAATGAAAATGAACCATAACGATGCTCTGCATATTCTAGGCTTAACCGCCGAGAGCATCACCCCAGAGTCAATTAAGCTTGCTTATCGCAAAGCTTGCGGCAAATTCCATCCTGACAAAAA